ATATACGTCAATAGTGTTATCATTATCCCATATATGTCTTCCGTATGTTGCACCACCAGTTTGTGAGACATTTTCTACATTACCAGTTCCATCAACATCTCCACCCCAACCTTTTCCTGAACCCCAATATGAAACCCAACCAATATAATTACCACTTCCAGTTTGACTTAAATTAAAGGTATTGTTTGCATGGTCAAATGAAAAATTAATTTCATTATCATATCCAATTTGAGATATGGTTAAATCCAAATTATCTCCACCTGAAAGTTGTTCTATGTGGACGTGGTTATCTCCAGCAAAAACCATAGGGGTCAATAAGACCCCTAAGGTAAATTTCAATAATGATTTAGTTATATAATCCATAGTAATATCATCGTTAAGAAAACCCCTTTACTGAATGCTAACCAATACATATGGTAGTCATCTAATTGAACAGATTTTTGAAACCCTAATAGTTGAGTTTCATGCCATTCACGGAGTTGTGATAACATATTTATCATACGACCTCCTCTTTTTTTGTTGCCGTAGTGGTATTTAGTTAGATTGGTTGATGTAAATGAAGATTTCATCTCCACCATTTACAGTTATAACACCTTCATAAGTCGGAACTCTAGTGTCTAATCTCACTGAAGAACCTGGTTGGAATACCAATCTTATCTTTCCTTCAACCTCTCTGTAGAATACAAGACCACCGTCTTCAATAAAAACATTGTATTGTGAGTCTGCATTCTTACCAAATGAAGCACCCTTTATATTAAATTCTGAACTTCCACCTGAAGATGATTGTCTATCTCCTAAATCTTTTGTAGTTTTAATCAGTTCTTCTACAACATCTAACATATCCACCAAGAAGTCTGCATCTAAGAAGTCAATATCAATAGAACTATATCTTGCATCATAGTCTGGGTCATTTGCATAATCATCATAGTCCTTTTCTAATTCATTAAACTCTAAGAAATCTACATCTAACATTCCTTGGTCTTCATTGTTATCATCTTGAGCTGCTTCTTGTACTGCTTGTTCTACTGCAGGTGGTGGTGCAACGATAAACATATTGTCTATCTGATTGACTGTTAAATTTGATATTGTCACTGCTGGTGTTGGTGGACTATCTAAACTTGAAACCATTGTTGCCTGAAATGCCTTATCTAAAACTATTTCTCCACCTTCATTTATGACTGTTATTTCTCCTGATGAATCACCGAATCTATCAGGAAGTAAAACTATCAAACTCCTTCCGAGTTCGTCAATGGTTGTTGTAAAATCTGTCCCACGGATTGCTATTTGTGCCGTAGGTGTTCGTATGTCTATGTTAGACTTTTTTATTTTTTGACCTGCACCTGAAGCGAATCGTGCCGTGCCTTGCATCATTCTTAAAGACATCTTCGATAAACTTGGATTTGGGTCATAGTATACTTCGTCTATGTATACTTGTGTGTGTTCTGTAAGTGAAAGTTCCTCATCATCAAGGAACTCTATGAGCATTCTTCCGTTGCCTGTTATTGCCTCATCATAGAGAACAATTCCTGTTCCAACATCATTACCTATTTCTGAATTGTTTCGAAGAACTGAACCTATGCCAGTTGATTCGACTATATCTCCGATGGAGTCCGCCTGCAGAGCAGACCCCACGAAGAGTAAAATACTAAGAATCGTTAGTTGTATCTTTCTGATTAATTTGTATTGTTGAGTTATCACTTGTAATATCCAATGTGATTTCACCTTTACAAGTGGTTATGCCTGTTGGACATGTTCCACTTAACTGATTGATATCTACATCTGCAGAATCACCATTCAGTTCAAAAGTAATATTGTGATAGGCACCATCTTTTTGCAATGTGTTGATATTGTTTGAAGCACCTGTTATATCAAAATTCCAGGTTGCATCATCTGATTCAACATCTACATCAAAAACATTGGAACTACCAATTACTATTAAATCAAAATCTAACCTCTCTGCTTGAGCAACTGAACCTTGGTCAAAGTCCATTGTATTAGAATCACCAGTTATATCTACCAAAAGATTGGAAGAATCTGATGAACCTGTTGAACCAATTAACCAATCAAACACATTACTATCACCGTTAAATTCTAGTGTGTATGATGATGAATCGGCAGTCAATGTTCCATAAAGTAAGTTCTCGTTACCTAGCTGGTCGATGTTAAAAGTCAACGAAGTACCTGTTATAGGCATGGCACTTGAACCACTATCAAAGTTGTCCAGTCCCATTTTGTTACCATACCCGATTTGGTCGATATATAATACTAGAGTATCACCAACTTGTGTTATGTTAATTTCGTTATCATCATCAGCAGCTGCAAACAGAAAAGGTACAGATAAAAATAAACTTAGCGCTAATATATATTTTTTCATTTTTCTTTTCCTTCTATTTCCCAAAAACCTCTATCATGCCCTTGGTGTATTAATTCGAACACTGCCGCTTCAACTGCAGACCGTGTCGCGTATGTCACCGACTCATTATTTCCCACTCCGTCCTCGAATTCGATGAGTTGTGTTCCTTGTTCTATAAATCGGAATACATCACCTCCTCCACCATAAGAAAGGATAGTCTTTCTTGTTTGGACATTCAATAATACCTCACCAGTTAGAACTGATACTGCTCGTAATGAAACTGTCACAGCATCCTTTCTATACATCCTACTAACACCAACTCCGAGAGTTCTGGCACCTCGGCCACCACTCTCTAAATTGGTATCATACCCAATAATTCCACCCTCGATAATCATTCCTGCAAATAAAAGTGGTGCAACACCTGGAGAATCTTCTCCTTTTTTCTTTGCAATATCATCTCTGGCAGACCTAATAATTTGTCTCTCTCTAACAAGGTGGTCTAAACCTTGTCTTTCAACCACTCTAAACCATGTGTCTCCACCAGCAGTCTTTAATGCATCAATTAATAACTCAGTTCCACCTTGTGAGACTGCAGTTGAAAATGATGCAAGGTTATCAACTGCCTTTCTTTGTCCTGTTTTGTCTGAAAAATTATAGACTGCAACTACTGGTTTATTTTTTGCAGGTGGTAATTTAAGTAGTTCTATATAACTTGGAAGTTTAACTGCTTCTGGTTCATCAACACAAATGAAAGGCATTGCTCTCTCAAAAGTTCTACCCATTGCTCTGGCATAGTTAACCAAATCATGGTCGTATTCATCACCCCATGTTTCTGGATTACACTCTTGTGGTTCGTTAGAAAATCTAGGAACCGATGCGCAAGAGGTAAGTATTATTGCTAAACTAACCGCCGTCAGTAGTCGAACCGTCACCTGTATCACTCCCGAAGTTACCACTTCCAATTGGTATCTCTAAAATTGTTTCTGTTCCATCTTCACTAATAATTGTCATTCTAATAAATTCTGTTCCATCTAAATTTGTTATGACTTCATAAGTCACTGTAGAACCTTCTAATACAAATGAACCGAATCTAACTGGATTATCATTGTTGAACATATTTTCAACTAACTGTTTTGCCATTTGGGCATAAATTCGTGATTCTAAATTTCTAATAAATTTTGCTAAGGTCGTATTGTTCTCTTCCCTCTCGGCAGCTTTTCTTGCCGTCTCTAATGCCTCTTCGATGGCCTTTTTCCTGGAAAACTCTTGGTTCTCTACAGTCAAATAATGTGATGCAGTTCCTACTCCACTAAAACTTGGATTTTTAAACTTATGTACTATCTCTGTTGCAGATAGTGGAAATGATAATAGAAATGCGATGAAACACATAGGTAAAATTATTTTCATTTTTCCTTCCCCTTTTTCTTTTCGTTTTCTTTATATTCTAAGACTACATCAACCTTTTGTTGAAGTCTTATAAGGTCTTGGTCTAACATACGCACTTGGTCAATTAATCTAATCAGTGCCATATGTTGTTTTTCGATTTCAGGTTCTAGTTCATTACCTACAAACCACCAGATGTAGTATATAAAATAACCTAGACCAACCATCATTACGATTGGGAATCCATATTCGGATATCAATTGAGCAACTTCGGACATTAATCCCTCCGTGCGTCAATCTTGTCGTCTTCTATAAAGTTTTCTGCTCTTGCAATTCTCTCTATATCTGGTCTTAGTTCTAACGCTGAACTTACTAACATGTCTATCTTAATCATTTCGTTAGACATGGTTCTTGCACGATTTTCTAGTGACTTACAGAACATGGTTAATGTTTTTATATCGTCTACAACACCTTCTAGTATCTGTTTTATAACAGTGAATATAAAGAAACCCATTACTAAACTTCCAGCAATTGGGGCACCGACTTCACTTATTAATCCAAAGATATCTTCCATGCCATTATTTATACTTTCTGACTTCTCTTACGCGAAAAAAAAGGGCACTTATTAAGTACCCTTTTTGACTAAGTAGTCTAAGTTTATTTCATTTGAGAATGGATTGACTTAATCACTTCTGCTTTTGAACCTGAAACTTTAACCTTTAGGTTTTCCTTATCTGCAAGTTGAATCAACTGAACTTTAGTTAGTTTCTTTAACTCCGATTGTGAAGGAACTTTCTTTGCAGGTTTCTTAGACACTGGTTTCTTTGCAACAGGTTTATCATCTTTATTGAAAACAAAGTGATAGACGATTGCAAGACCAATTACTCCTAGAATTACATATTCCATAATTTATACCTCTCGTTTATATAATTATTTATCCAACAAAGGATTCTTATCCTTTGCCTTGCCAATTGCAAGTGCAAGAACTTCCAAGTATTTATATACTTTTGCCCACACTTTGTCATCTGCTGGTGTTGGAGTTAAAGCAACTATAACACTACAAATAGAGATAACAACTGGTATTACCATTAATATATTCCAAATTCCCATAATAAATTCTGCGATTGCTGTTAGCATATCCGCCTCCTTTATTTGATTAATATCGGAGTTATTTAGGTTTTATTGCTTCCGATTGAGTATTTTGTAGTCAATTTCCACTGACTTTTCTCTTTGAAAGGTATGATTTTAACTTGTGAAAGTGGTGCAGTTGGTTCTTTTATCTTATCATTATCTAAAACTTTGATAAGACTCCACTGTTGTAGAAGATTACAGATAGTGTTTCTTCTTCCGATATCATTCTCATCTATGTTGGTTGGTTTACCGTCAAGGGCAAACAGTTCTTTAAAATGAACAATGTAATACTTGCCTCTCTTATGTAAGATATGGCATGATTGGAAAAGTTCTTGTTCTCTTCGAGAGGCAACACCTATTCTCGAAAGTGTTTCTCGTATTTTAAGGAAGTCATCCTCTTTTTCAAAGGATATTTCTATTAGTTTTTCTACTAAAGGGTCTATTTCATTCATTATTTTTACCACCAAGGTGCATTCTATTCTTCAACTCACGATATTGTTTATCAGATAAGAGTGATGCATAATCTTTTGCCTCTCTTGTTGATACCTGATAATACTGTTTAATTACATCGAGTTTCTTAGAGACATATGGTTTACTCCACTTGGAGAACCTTTGTCTTCTTCTAAGGGTATTTAGAAAAAATACATATTGAAGACGACCCTCAGTCGAATGCCTGATGTTCATTTCGTTAGTCAAGAAGATACAATCTTCGTGGTATGATAATGATTTATTTATTAGGAACGGTTGATATGATTTCTCTTCGATATCATCAACCATGATATCTTTTTTGTCGTAAGAGACCGACTTGACAAAATCAAATGGATTGCGTTTTGCCATTGTTTATCTATGCTTTACAAACTTGTCTACTAGGTCTTGACCAGTCAATTGTATACCCATAATAATGACTTCATCATTATCTAAAGTTCTTCTGACTGAACCATCGTTGAATTCAACATCAACAACACTTCTGGTTCCCTTTGCAGTATCTTCTGGTCTATCATCGTACCAGATACTATCAAGTGAATGTGCATGAATTTGTTTAACAGTTTTAGCCCATTCTTCTGCTAATATTTTATTTCGTTGTTGTTCAACTCTCTCATCATATTGTGTCATGTATTATCTCCGTCTCTATATTCTACACTATGTTTTGCAAACATTTTGTTTGCTTTTCTTTGCCATGATTTCTCTATTTGAATATCAAACCAATTTCTAAACCATTGTCTTAACTTACCCATTATTTGAATTTACACTCTGACATTATTTCTGTTAGACATGCAGTGAAGTTAATTTCTGAATCCATTGCAAATGCAGATTTGTATTGATAGTCTGCAATAATTAAGACTGCGGCAGGTACAGAACTAGGTTCTAATTTAGATTCAAGTGAATTGAAAACCTTTCTGTAAAGTGTATTGAAGTCGTTATCAGAATTCTGACCGACCCACTTTCTCATGTCTGACCATTTCTTATCTTTAAGCATGTTGATTAGTGGTGTAAGTTTCTCTTCTGACAATGTAGATAGTAATCCACTATCGATAACACCACTTGCACCATATCTTTGAATTTCATTTAGACATCTTCTGAAGTCTGGAAAGAATTTCATAATAAGTTCTGCAAGGACTTTATTGTCTGCTTGAATACCCTCTGCATCACAAATCTCATTGCATCTTTTCATCATTTGTTGTGCAAGGATTGGTTTGTCTGAAGGTTTGATTAAGAAATCAATTACTGTTGTTCGTGAGTGTAGAGGTGGAATAATTCTATTCTTGTAATTACAAGTAAAGATAAATCTGCAATTAGATGAGAACTCTTCTATAAAGTTTCTCAATGCAGGTTGCACTGAATCAGCAGATATATAATCTGCCTCATCTAGTATCACGACTTTAGGTCCACCTGAAAGTGATACTGTTGATGCAAAGTTTTTGATTTTAGTCCTGAGTGTATCAATCAATCTGCCTTCGTCTGAACCGTTTATAACAATGAAGTCTGCACCAAGTTCATTACATAATGCTTTTGCAATGGTTGTTTTACCACAACCTGCAGAACCACATAACATAAGATTTGGTATTTGTTCTTGTTTAACAAACTCTCTGAAAGTAGATTTGATTGATTCAGGAAGAATCGTGTCCTCAATATTTTGAGGACGATATTTTTCTACAAATAAAAATTCTTGATTCATAATTAGATGTTAAAACCCCTCCGAATTAACTGTTGTAAGAACCCTTGAAGATTGATGAGATTTCTTACATCCCGAGTATAGAGCTGAGACTATAACCCTATTCACACTATTATATATATGTCTATTGACCATATTTTGAATCAGGTTCAAGTGCAATAAAGTATTCTAACTCTATATCTTTGTTATTGAAGTGTGAAATACCTTTAGAAGATACTGAAACTGAATAGTTTCCTTCTAACACTTTCAAATTATCAATCTTGAAATTGAAAGTAAACGGTGTTCCGTCTCCTGTGCCTACAGTTCTACTGAATGAATTAGATGTTGCATTCTTTTTATCAGTCACTTCCAATGTCATGGTAGTTCCGTCTGATTTAAGAATCAAATCATTCACACCTAGAATACTAGCTGCCTTGTTTAAATCGCTTAGAAGTGATGATGAAACATCGAAAGATACTTCCGCATCTGGCATTGTTATCATCTTCTCTGGTGATGTCACCATTCCTTCACTTGCATAAAAGTATGCCAATGCAGAATTTGTATCTGAGATTGTCACACTTGCATCACCGAATTTAAAGTCTGCATCTTCTAAAAGAGAAGTTGCACCTAAGAATTCAGGTAGATTGTAGATTGAGAAATCCTGTGGAAACTCTTCGTCTACTGTTGCAACTGCCAGAATGTTTTTCATATTTGAAATTGTCTGCAGTTTTTTACCACTGGTAACTTTAATACCAGAATTTATTGTTGAGAAGTTCTTTAGAACATCCCTCGTATCATTACTAATTTTCATCACTTGTTAGCCTCCTTATTTGCTTTATCGTGAACATGTAGCATAAACAAAGCATAATGTAAAACCTTTAAGAGGTCTGCTCTATTCTTCCCACCTTTTTTACCGTATCGTTGTGCATATTTCATTATGTTTCCGATACAAAAACCCTCACCATGTCCTGAATCTATAATAAATTCAGTAGATTGGTATTTGTTAAGAGAGTAATGTTGGTCATAAGTCTTATCGATATAAGAGGCAAGTTCCGTTAGGGACTTGTCCTCATTATATTTGTAGTCGATTGTAGTCTTTTTACCAAACATATTAATCATTATACTCTGAAGTCTCTGATTCGTCAATAGGGTTTTCCTCAGTTAGAGAAACACCCTCATCGATTTTAGTGTAGAGGTCAAGAATAGACATTCTAGTCTCTTCATCAAACCTTGAAATACACATTTCAATAGACTTCATTCTATCATCAAACATTCTGAATGCATTGACAATGTGAACAAGTCTTCTTGTTGTAATCACATCATCGATAGCACCTTCATAGAAGGTTTTTCTGATAATGTCTGCCCAATCTACCAACTTGGTAGTGAACTCTGAATCGACTGCACCAGTTAGTGCCATTTCTTTTTCAAGAATTTTCTTTTCAACTGACACTGGTGGATATTCTTGTTGCATTGTAATCGCAAATCTTTCTAACATTGCCTCATTCATGATTTGAGTTCCGATGAACTTGCCATCTTCTGAACCTTGACCTTTAGTATTTGCAGTTGCAAGAATTGTAAAACCTGGTTTAGGTGTCACCCACTCTCCGGTTTTTTTGATTAGATATCCTTTACCTTCAAGAACTGATTGTAAACACATCAACTTGTTAGAACCAAGGTCGACTTCATCTAATAGAAGTACAGAACCTTTTCTCATTGCCTTGATAACAGGACCTTCTCTGAAAGAAATATTGCCATTAACAAGTGTGTGACCACCCATTAAATCATCTTCATCAGTTTCAATAGTCACATTGACTCTGAAAAGTTCCCTCTTTAAAGAGGCACAAACTTGTTCAATCATTAATGTTTTACCATTACCTGAAAGACCAGTCACAAACACTGGAAAGAATATTCCAGATTTGATTATGTTCTTGACATCTTTGAAATGTCCGAAAGGAACATAATTGGACATTTTCTCTGGAACAATTTTAACATTGTCTTCGAGTATATTAACCGACTCTGTTTGAGCCGCAACTGGCATATTACCAACAGGCATAGATGCCATTGGCATAACAGGTTGTGGTTTCACTGGCATTGGAATGACATTGGTCATTAATGCAGATAAATCAAATATCGATGCATCAGAATTTCTGAATGGATATTTGGTTGATTTGACCCAATATGGGACAGCACCAACATTCTCTAAATCTTCTTTAGAAAATGAAGTTTGGTCTGGATAGACCGATTGTAAAGTCGCGATAAACTCTTGTCTATCAGGACTCATTCTAAAATCTTTACCATTTACTGATACAGATTCCGTCATAGTTGAATAACTCATATAGTCTCCTTTTCTTTGTTATTATTTCTCATCATTTGGATATGGTATCAAAAAGTGATACGCATTGGCAACCGCCTACTCGCATATTCTTAGAATCCTCTCTAAGTCTTTTTCAATTGATACCATACCTTTTGCTTTTTTAGAGTATGTTTCCATTTCTCCATTATTAACCCAAAATCTGAATGCTTTACATTCTACCTTTTCTTCGGCACATTGTTTAATTCTAGGGCAATCAAACTGAACGCAAGGACTTGGTCCTACATCCATAACTGCATCTGCAAATTTGGAATACGATGCATCGAAGTTGTGGTAATATGCCTGGTCTACTTGTAATGGGTCTCTTGTTTTCATTATGCTATCTCCTTTATGAATTCATTTGTTAAAAATCTTGATGTTGATTTAGACTTTTGGTTTTTCTTAAAGGCAGTTGTTAATTTACCTTTCTTCGCACCAATTAATTCTTCATCAAGTTCGTCTTCACCAGAAACAACTAAAGTAGTTGAACCAGTGGTGAATAGTTTTCCGTACCCTTTAGTTTCCCAAACAGTACCAGTTTTTCTAGTTTGTAACCAAGCAGAGTTGTCTGAATAATTCATATCTTGACCTATCGTGCTCATAAGATTCATGAAGTCTTGTTTTCTGCCACAAACAAAGTAACCAGTTGTTATAACTCCTGTTTCTGATTTTAACCACTCTAAGATGTTTTGAGTTCTCTCAAAATCTCCTCTTCCGTATCTGTCTGTTTCATAGTCATAAACTTTTCCAGAATATGGGTCAACTATTTTTCTTTTCTTTTGAGTCATCCATCTGTCACCTTCACCTATTTGTTCTGCAATTTGTTTCTCTTCTTCTGCATCAGGATAGAGGCAGTCTGCTCTGTGACTATAACCATCAGTGATAATTGTTAGAATTGATTTCTCAATTCCGTATGAACTGTTGAATTCTGGAATTAGGTTTCTCATTCCAACCAAACACTGGTCAAGAGGAGTTCCACCCAAACCATATCCTGCTGGGTGATTATATCTTGTGTTCCAGTAATAACCTAGTGGGTCAATGTAGTCAGCACCTTCAAACCATTCATTGAATGCTTCTGCTTTCTTTTCGAAACCTCTCTGATGATAACTTCCGATATCAGAAGTATAATGTTCATTGTAAAGACCACCAAGAATTGTTATTGCATCTAAGTATTCTTTTGATTTCATTTCGTTAGAGAAAATTTCAACAAGTCTGATATTGCCTTCGTCTCTGTCCCAACCATATCTTGAATTGTGCATGATTTGGTCAGAGAACAAGTATACTCTGAAAGGTATCTCAACCTTTTTACAGAACATTGCAAGTATCAATGATTGTTCTAATAAGTCCATAACTTCACCACAAATTGAACCAGACCAGTCAAGTAGAACTTGAACACCATGATTCTTTCCGTCTGGAAGATATGTCATTCTTTTGAAAACATCATCAACGATTTGGTACTTAGCAAGTCTATTCATATCTAACTTACCAGTTTTACCAGTGAAAGCATGTGCTTGAGCAAGAGCAGCTTGTTTCATTTCAAACTCTTTTGCCATATGCATGACTACCTTTTTGTTTTTATCAACTAATTTTCTACCAGAAACTTCTGCCATTTTTTTAGTTTTTTCAGTTTCTAAATCTCTGAATTCATCACTATCTAAAACCTCACCACTTTTGTCTTTTCCTTCAAAGAAGTTTTTCCAATCTTGTCTCACTCTCTTATAAGGATAAACAATATCAGTCATTTCTTTTGACTTCATTTTTTCTTTCAGATTGATATGAGTCATAATCACATTACTGTCTGAAATAAATTGTTCTTCATTGTTATGTGCATTGTGTTCAGTGATAGACTCTCTAGCACCATCTTCTGAATCGTAATTCTCTGCATCATAACCATGACCACCTTTTTTACCAGTGTCTTTTCTTTCTTCTTCAGATTCTTTATCGGTTTCTTCTTCACCAGAATCTTCAGTGTCTTCTACATCTGGAAGATTATCTTCGTCTGAATCTTCTTCTGAATCCATATAATCATCATCGTATGAATCTGAACCATCTTCGAAGTCTTCATCGTTTTGATTTTCTTCTTCTTCGTCTGACTCTTCATCATCACCGATATCGAACATTTGAGGAACTAATTTTTCATCGTCTTCGGTTCTTGTCTCATTTTCTTTAGACCATTCATAGATTGCAGTTGCACATTCTTCGACTTCTTCCCAAGTCTGACAAGACATTGCCCAATCTAAGAACTTTTGTTCTTCATCAGTTAGTTTGATGTTGACTCTCTGGCCACATTTAGTAATCAAATTGATTTTATCAATCAGTGAAGTTTCTTGTATGTTTCTTGTATTAACACCGAAGAAATCGATGTCCATTAATTCGTTGTATGCTTTAAAGAAAGATTTTCTAAGACCAGGATAAGTCTCTTTAATCATTCTCTCAATTCTAACATCTTCAACAACATTCAAATACCCTTTAAGAGTTTTGTTTTTTGTCACTGCAGAATGAACACCTTCATAAGGTGTATTCAATGCATGTGAAACTTCGTGACCCATAAACAAGTCATAAAGTTCTGGTGAAATGTCTTCTTTAAGAATAGGACAACATAGTATTCTATTCTTCAAATCAAAGTATGCAGTAGGAACTTTCCTATGCACGATTGTTAAGTTTTCCTTTGCAAGTAATTTTGCAAGGTTGTCTTTTTGTATTAGTAGTTTCTCAGTCATAAGGTAATGGTATCAAAAAGCGTACAGCAATGTCAACGCTTGAGTTGAATAAATTTTCTTCTTGATTTGGAGAACTGTTTCATAGGTGATTTGAAGATGATTTCTTCTTTAGTTCCAGTCTTAATATAACCAACTAAATGACCAGCATCGTTGACTATATAAGTGTGATTAGGGATATCATTATCCCACTCTGTTATCTCTTTAAGGTGTTTCACTAAGCAATTGCCTTTTTAAAGTTTATATCTGCAAGAATGTTGACTAATGCATCATGCATATCATCATTATCCATCGAGACTTTGAAAGCACCATGCATTATAAGTTGTCTTTTTATGGCAGAGTTTGCCATTGAATCAACTTTAGCACATGCATCATCTATTGCCCTATCGACAATCATATCATTACTAAAATGTGACATAATAACCTCCTTTTTTGTATTATTCTCATCAGTTATAATGGTATCAAAAAGTGATACGCATTGGCAACCGCTGAGGTTAGAGATTATCTTATAAGTCGAATTGGGAGAGGTTTGGGTCGTTGGTTTGAAGGTCGGTGAGTATGTTTTCTGATTTACCAGTGTACCATTGTGCAATAGTATATCGACTGTTCCGTCTCACTGGAGACACTCCATGAAGCGTGGAGACACCACGGAAGACAACTGACTGACCTTGTTTAGGGGTATGTTTGAATGATTCCTCATACCATGATTCGGCATACTCTGGAAACCATGTTTCACCACCATTATAGTTAGTGTTCAGGTAGGTTATACTAGTCCATTCACGATTTGGGTTGTCTTTTATGTTAAAACTTGCACGATTATTATCTAAATCTTCTTGTAATTCATCAGTTGGGTCGTCAAGTTCGTATGTAGAATAGGTATCTACATGTGGATGTTGTTGTCCACCTATTGGCCATTCTGCAATTAATGACATTTCTGGATACATTGGTTTCTGTAAATGACCAACCAACCATGAAATATTGTCGTAAGTCATACGATTAAAGAGTTTTCTTACATCATTATCTAAAATGGTGTGTCTTGTTATTGCTTGATAATCGAATGTGGAACCTACAGAACATAGGTCTCTATTTCTTTTAAACCAGTCTATCAGAAACCAACATTCTTCTTGTGTAAAACTATCTACAAGATAAATCTCAGGCTGATACTGCTTGGTCTCCTGTTGATTCACTTGATTCATTATTTTCTTTTTCCTGTTGTGCTTCTTGTAAAGCACGAGCAAATGCTTGTCTCTGTTCGTATTGTAATCTTTTTTGTGCTTCTTTAGGTCTGGCTTTTAATGCCCTCTCTAATTTTAAACGAGACGCTCTTTGTAAGAAGAGTATACCATTTAAATGGTCTATCTCATGTTGAACACATCTTGCACCTATTCCGTCAAGTGTAGTTGTGTGTTCCTTTCCATCTGCATCTTGATATTTCATTTCAACAACTTTACTTCTTTTAATCATTAAGTAAATATCTGGAAATGATAAACAACCCTCTTTAAGAAGTTCTGTTTCTTGTGATACTTTTGTTAATTCTGGATTGAAGAATGCCTGTGTGCCTTCTTGTGTTCTCATTACGAACATTCTGTATGGAAGTCCAACTTGATTTGCAGATAATCCTAACCCACCAAATTTATCCATTGCTTCAGACATATTCTTTTCAATTTCTTTTGGGTCTTCTCGTGGATTTTCAAAATCGAAAACCTCTGGTGGTTGTCTTAATACTTTACTTGCTTCTTCAATTAACTCTAACATAATATTCCTTACTTAAACAATGATTTAAAAACTGGTGTGGCAACTGCCTGAAATTGTGGGTTTGCAGTATAACTTCCTTTATATCTAACTTCTATGTTAACTAAAGGTGTAGAACCAGAAACAATAGTGTGAAATATTTTGGCTGCTCCTGCACCCTCATCCCAGGCCTGCTTTTTACCTTTGGTAACCACTGTTTTAATACCTGATTTTATTACCTTAGACAATGCTTCTACTGTAGATGGTAAATCTTTAACTTCAGCAGATTCAACACTAAGTTGTTCTGCTCCATTTTTGCCTATACCTGTTAGAAGATAAAACTTAAATTGTCCTGCACTTTCAATGCTTGAAAGTTTTGTTCTGAAAATTTGTTCCATAAAAGCAATACCAAAATCAACACCACCACCTTTTCTAAGGATTGCATCTGCTGTTTTGAAGAATTTATTATCTGTTGATTTAAGATATGTTCCCATTTGTTTTTGAGATATATCTCTAATCATTTTTGACTTTTGTTTGTCATCAATCTTTTTAGGGTTTTCTTTGTAGTGTTTCTTAATTACTAAGTCAAAGAATTCCTCTTTAGATTTTTCTATTGTATCTAAATCTTTTGAATCTATCACATCTAGTAAAAAAGATTTACTTCCTGTTATTGGTTTATTAATTAATGTGGGGTCTACATCTTTAGAAGAGCCCTTTTTCTTTAGAGAAAATCCATAATAGATTCCGTCTGAACCTAATACAACTATATCAGAGGAGTTGTAATCTTTAATGTTTCCCATTGGTGGATTGAATGGTGCAATCTCACTTGACCACCCCTTTCCTGTCCAAAAAACTTTTGATGCACTTCCAACAATATCAAGTATTGAATTTGATGAAGAGATTGCTGTTGCAAGGTCATTATAGTTTTCTGCAAATTGGTCTAAAAGTTCCATTCTTTCTTTTGCACCAACAACCTTTGAATATACACCCTCTGCTTCTCTAATTAAGTCATTTGTATTTGGATGTTTTACTGCACCATATTTTTTACCAAGTAAAACTAAACATGCAACCATTAACTCTTGTGTGTTCTCATGTATCTTTGCACCTCCACTAGAACCTATTGAACCACTTCCAAAGGTTATGAATGGTTTTAGGTCTGGTGCATTATCTTTAATCCAATCTCTAACTTTCTGTTGAACACTATCATCTTTTGTTCTAATCTTAAATTTTTTCCCACTTGGTTGACCTGCCATAGGAACACTGTTTACATATGAGAATTGTTTTAAGATTGACTTTAGTTGACCCAAATCTGCCTTTGGTGTATTAGG